GAGTACCTCTACCCCGGCACCGATCATCGCATCAATATACTCGATGTACCGATCTGGTGTAAATGGGGCCTGTAATGTGGCAATCAGATACCCCCCAAGGTCAGAATAGAAGTCTCCGCGTCCCGTCTCGGTATCAATGAGACCCACTTTCTCCCAACTGCCGACTAACCCTTTGGCTAAGAGGAGTGCCGAATAAGTCTTACCGGCTCCCGAAGGAGAGGAGAGTCCAATACGTAACTTCGATTGCTTCCGTTCTGCTTTTCTTATTTCGATCATACTTTTTTAATTAGTTGAGTTGATTAAAAATTTCTTATAGCTTCCATTATTGAAAGCCGCCCACGCCTGAATCCCTTGTTTGTCGTATATCTCCCGAGCTGCTCCTATGTTTTTCTTTGGATCAAAGAGTGAGAGGCCGTCGTACCCGTGGACACTGTTGACCTGGAACAAACCTGTATCAATTGACCCGTTGCGATTATGATTCACTGCTTGTGGATTCATCCCCGACTCCGCCTTTGCAATCGCTATCATAACCTCAGGATTCTCGGGGAAGGCTTCGGCGATGAGTATCGCTAGACCGTCCCCGGAGTCCTGATTTTTTGCCAAATCGCCGTCTTCCGCTTCGCCCTGCTCGTTTGCGACGGTCATACCGTCCGACTCTGCATCTATACGCACGATCTCGCTCCCAAGTGCTTGTTCGATGATGATGATGTTTTCACTAGCTAACTTCCTGTATTCGGCTACTGATATTCCGTAGGACACTCCGATGAGTATCAGGAGAAGCCCGACCCGATGAAGTTTCTCACTCCATGGCGCACCATTCTTCTCTATCAGGTGCATTTCAATTTGCTTCTTGAGGATTTTTGTTTTTACTCTGTACATATTTGAGGTAAGTCCGTCACCCGGTCGAACCTCGATTATTGTTTACTTTTGATTATAGTGTCTATTGATGAGAGCCATCCAAGGAGCATATCCAGTTCAAGTGTGTAGTCATCTCCTTCCGCTCGCTTCGTCTCAAGGGATTGGGCGAACTTCTGAGCATGTCTGAGCCAAGCCGTTGTGATCTCTATTTTCTCCATACTATATTTGGTCAATTAGTTCAATATCGTGCTGACAGGTCTTGCAATTCAAGTCCCATTCCTTTTCACAATTATGCTCCGCTTCGTCTCTCTCATTCCATGTCGCATACAGGCTCTGCTTGTATGACTCGATGGCGAGGTATCGCTTGAGGCCGGATACTGGGCCGACGTATGTGAGATTCATATTATTCCTCGGCAGATAGCTCGCTCGCACTGTACCCGGCTTCCACGGTCTATACGAGCGAATTGTCTGCCGGAGATTAGAGATTACTTGAGAAGGCTCGCGTGGGGAGTAGGCTGTGCCTCACTCGCTCGCATCACTCACCTTCATGTCTCCAGTATACTCCTCTTTTTTGTCCCTGTCAAGTCTTGTCGTGTATGAGTGATAGACTTGTGACACCCGGTTCGCTGAAATGCCGTAAATAAGGGCAATTTTCCGGAATGACTCTCCGGCATTATGTCTGGCTACTATATCGAGGTTTCTCTCTTTTTTGGCTATTGAACGCTCTTTTTTTGGTTTGAAAATGTTCATGATCATACAATATACTCTATGGATTATAGCTCTAGTGTAGTCTGGTTGTGGCTTAACGTCAAGGGGTTGCCGGCTATTAGTCCATTCTCACGCAGATACCGAAGATACTGTACCCCGTGAAACTTCATGTATGCCTCTCGATACTCCGGATATCTCGCTCTTGAGACTGCTCCGAGTAAGGCGTACCTCCCGTAAGTAACCACTAAGCCAGTACCGCGACAATACGATTCAAAGTTATATTTGTATGGTTTTAAGAGGTTTTCAAATTCCAAAATTATTTTCCTATCTTTTTCATCATATGGATCATAAAACCGCCGCACTTCCGCCTGTTCTTGTTGTCTTCCGAATGCCATATTTTTTATGTTACAAATTTAATTAAGGTTTCGAGTGTGTAGCGTTTCAGCCAGTCTTTTTCTTCCATCATTTTTCGGTATCCAACATCAAGCTGCTCCTGAGAGAATGGCGATAAATCTCTCGCTGCCCTCAGATGCCTTTTAAGATAGGTCTGCCACTGATCATGCGTTATTAATTCTGGCCTCACCGTGTCTGCCCATTCCCCGATTATCTGGACGTGTCTTTGTTTGCTTTTTTGGCAAACCAAAACAAATTGCTGAAGAGTCATTGGTTTATCATGTTTTTTTTCATTTTCGGAAAAAGAGGCGACTTTAGTCGCAATTTGCATTTCCTTCTTCTGTGTTTCCTTCTCTTCTGTGTTTCCTTCTTGGGCACCAGTTGCCTGCGGTGGAGTGTCGTTATTTGCCTGCGGTGTGTGTCGTTTCTTGCCGACGGCACCATTTGCCTGCGGTTTATGTTTCCAGGTCGTCTTATCGAGGAGTGTGTAAATTTTTACCTTGTATGAGCCATTCTTTTTTCTCCCTTGTTCTCGTACCCCAATGATTCCCCATTCCTCTAGTTTTTTGATCGCTGTATATACGCTTCTTTGGCTTATATTTAACTCTTCTGCTATCAATTTCTTCGATGGGAAACAGATTTGTTGCTTGTTTGCGTGTCGGCACATGGATAGGTATACCCCGGTCGCATTGATTCCGCATAATCTCGCATACCCATTAAGATATTCATCGTCTACCTGAAAATACTTCTCCCGCAAGTCCCTTATTTTATCCATATATCTGTTTTTTTAATGGTTTTGTCTTAGACAAGCAAAAAAGGTCCGGCGAGAGCAGACTGGGACTTGCGGAACCAATACTCTCACCAAACCTTTTGTGCCGATATTTTGTGCAAGTATTTTTGTCTTTGTTCAGTATAGCAAAAAAACTCGAATGAGTCAAAGAGGTGGGGTGATTGCACCTTTTCGGTGGTGGTGGTATAATGTGAGCATGAACTATGGAAGAGGACGAAAAAACTGCTAATCAGTCAAAATCCAGTGATAGACCGTGGCTGTTCCAGCCAGGAAAATCTGGAAATCCCAGCGGTAAGCCAAAAGGGACCGTCAGCTTAAAGACATTCGCACGAAAATACATTCAAAGCTTGTCTGACAAAGAGAAATTAGAGTTTATGAAAGGCTTGCCAAAGGAGCTGATTTGGAAGATGAGTGAAGGAAACCCGAAGCAAGATATTGGAGGAGGTGAAGACGAAGAAGGTAAAGAAAAACCAATCCTCGTCAAATTCATTGATTGATGAATACAATCGAAATCCCAATAGAATACAAGCGCCTGTTTGATAATGACTGGCGAGAAGCCGCTATCTATGGAGGTCGTTATTCGCTCAAGTCGCATACGGTCGCTCGCTTTTTACTTATCATGGCAAGAATGCAGGAGACTCGAGTGGCTTGCTTCCGTGAATTTCAAAACTCAATCTCTGAATCTTCCCACCAACTTCTTTCTGACCTGATACAAAAGTACGAGCTGAAAGAGTTTAAGGTTACTGATAAGAGCATTCTCAACTCAATCAATGGATCTGACTTCATTTTTAAGGGTCTACACAGAAATGAACAAAGCGTGAAGTCTATCGAAGGAATAGACATCGCATGGGTGGAAGAAGCACAGACTATCTCAAAATCATCGCTTGACGTATTGACCCCGACCGTCAGAAAGCCTGGGAGTAAGATCATTTATACCTATAACCGCCTCATGGAAGACGATCCAGTGCATGTTCGGCTGGTTGATGAGGGGAGGCCAAATACACTCATTATCAATGCGAATTATGATATAGCTGAAAAGTACAATTGGCTTCCTGATGTGATTAAAGCAGAAATTGAAGACGACAAAGAGAAGCGTCCGGCACTGTACCGACACAAATGGCTGGGTGAGCCAAGTACCTTGGAGCGCAAGATATACAAAGGATGGGCGCTCATTGATGAGATACCGCATGAGGCTCGTTTGTATCGCTATGGTATGGACTTTGGGTATACGAATGATCCAACCGTCATTGTAGCGATTTATGAATACAATGGCGGGTATATACTCGATGAGATAACGTATCAAAAAGGTCTCTCGAATAAATCAATCGCAGATATATTCCTCAATCTGGATAAGGCACTTATCATAGCCGATGGAGCCGAACCAAAATCAATCGACGAGATTAGGAGTCACGGTTTGAATGTCATTGCATCGACCAAGGGTCCGGGGAGCGTTTATCAGGGTATTCAATTTGTTCAAGGACTCAAAATTTCTGTTACCGCTCGGAGTGTGAAGACATGGAAAGCATACTTGCATTATCTTTTCATGGAGAATAGTGCCGGCATTATTATCAATGAGCCTGATGACACGAACCACGAATGGAGCAACCCAATGGATGCAACGCGCTATGGGTTCAATGGGAAAGTGGATAATTCTAAAGAGAAACCAGACCCCATTTTCGATACATACGGTACGCATTATGTAGACTAGCTATGCTCACGACACCAGAAGAAATGCTTATCTCGTGGAATACGGCCACGCAAGAAGACCTGAAAGAGGTCGTCAAGCTTTGGTCTGTGATTAACGAGCTAAAAGAGTATGGTCATGGGAGTATCGAGGTGGTGATCCAAGACAAGCAAATTGTTTTTGTTGGATCGACCAAGAAGTGGAGAAACCAGGAGAGCACATTCGCAGATTGCAATTTGACGGCATAAGCACTTGTGTGCTATAGTGGAGAAACAAATATAGGTTAGCCCAAAAAGCATACCATCAGAAGAACCAACGGACACAATCCGATTGGTTTTTTTGGTGGTTTTTTTGTCTTCAAACACAAATGGAACGAACCAAATTGACAACCAGGAAGCCGAGACCAATCCAATAAAAATCAAATATGGAAGAACAAAAGGATGCTCTCAAGGCAGTAGCCGATGCTAAGAACATTGTTGATGTTCTGTTCCGTGAGCGTGACAATTACCAGCGATCGAACCAAAACCAGCGTGCAGTTATCAACGAGATATACCAGGCGTATGTCGGTGAGATGAATGATCCTAAAGATCGTTCAAAGAGCCAGGAGAAAATCACGAAGCTCAGGACTGAGACGAATTATATTGTTCCGTCTATTTTCTCTGGTACACCGTATCTCGAAGTGGATTTGATTGGCGAAGAGGACAAGGATCTAGCGTTTGTCT